GGTTTCTTCATTGATTGACATCATTGTACAATCACTCCTCCATAAAGCCGACAATGCATTCTTCGTCGAATCCTTTCAGAAAGGATTTATCGACAGTGCAGCAGTTGGCATGGGTCACGATGACTCAGGCATCAGACGGCTTGTGAGAGCTTTTGAAAGGGAAGGTCTGGAGGAGAATGTGTCATGTGACGCATCAGCTTTCGACCTCTCTATTGATTTCTCGTTTATACAGCATGATGCCTATAGAAGGGCTGACAACATAGTTGGAGATTATGTCTCTGACTTGGTAGTGGCCTTTGCAGACGTGCTTGGAAAGCATGTTCTCAACAACAATGGAGACGTCTGGATGGTTCAGAAGCTAGGTGTTACAACATCTGGCTTTGTTTCAACAACCGCACAAAACACGTTTGCCAGAGGAGTTCAAGCGGCTTATGCTGGGTGCGACCACTGGGTTTCAGCAGGTGACGACTTGGTAGCAGATGTAGGCTTCCAGGCAACAAGGTTGTATGAAGACCTTGGTATCGTGACACGCGCCGAGAAGGTAAACTCTGCAGAAACTGATTTCACATCACATGTGATTGATTTCAGGAACAGTACTGCAAAATATCAAAACATTGAAAAGATGTTATGGACGTTGCATGACAAAATCAAAGATACATGTAACAATCCGAACCGACTTGGTGCAATTTTGTTTGTATTGAGAAATACACCTGGAGTCAAAGAAGATATTGAAAAGATCATCGAGCAGTATGGCATCGACGTTGTTGGTAAAATCATTCACAACGAAGATGTTCTCCGAGACTTTGATTAGTTTCTGAAGACGGTATATCCGTCACTGCAAAGTCACTTTTCATATCTATTTGGGGTATGCGCTGCCCAGTTCCGAGGCGCCAAAGTAGTCCAGTGAGACAGAATTTTAAGCCGGAGTTCCGGCACCAATTTTAAGTGTCCAGGCCATTTGTAAGCCCTGGAACAGCATTTTAAGCACTAGGCATTTATAAGTCCTGGAGCAATCATGGTTCTCCCTCGTGCTCGTCGTAGACAAGCGAGAGCTGTGGCTAAAATGAAGAAAACAGTTTTGAAAGACTCAGCCTTGCTTAGGGGTATTAAGCAAGGCGTTGGCATGGTCACCCGTTCTCCGTTTGGTCAGAAAGTCGGTCCGAAGAAAGTGAAGAAGAATGGTAATGGTAATGGCAATGGTAATGGTAAGAAGAAGAATTTAGCTAAAGTTGGATGCTTAAATGCTTTAACTTCTTCCCATCTTCCTCTACCACGAGCTACCGGTTCATATACAGTAGTTAAAACTTCTACTAATATCTATACTGGTGTAGGTGATATCCTCACCTTAATAGGAACTTTCAAAGGTCCGGGTTCTTCAGACAGTGACACTCTTTGGATGTCGGATGTGGCTGTTAGCAACATCCAAAACAAAGAGAATGATCCGATTAGTGATACTGGAGGATCATACTTTTGGACCAACGCGGCTCTTAAAGATAGTGGATATAATAATTGTCAACTAGTTCCTTCAGCCATTACTGTCCAGATCATGAATCCTAATGCACTTCAAGACACTTCAGGTATATGCTATATCGGTAGATCTAAGCAAACCTTGTATTTGTCAGATGATACTAGGACCTGGGCACAGTTGGCTGAAGAACTTATGTCTTATTCCACACCCAGGTTGTGTTCAGCTGGTAAGCTAGCACTAAGAGGAGTTCAAGTCAGTGCTATTCCATATAATATGTCTGAGCTAGCAGATTTTACTCCAAGAACTCTTGCTAGCGGAGGCGTTCAAACATGGACTAAGAATGACTACCCTACGAACTTCGCTGGGTTTGCGCCAATCTTTATCTACAACCCTCAATCTGTGAGATTGCAATTGTTGGTTACAGTGGAGTGGAGAGTTCGATTTGATCCTGCTAACCCTGCTTATGCAGGTCACTCTTACCATATGCCTGCAACCGATGAAACATGGGCTGCTACTATAGCTCATATGGAAGGGCAAGGACATGGTTGTGTTGACATTGCTGCAAAGATAGCAGAAACTGGCGTTGAGTCGTTTTGACCTCAGGATGAAATATCCCTGAGGGGTACTGCGGGCATCTGTGTGGAGTAAGTCCCTTTTCTGGCATCCTCAAACTTAATAAGCTGGAGTTCCGGCAATAAATAAATGGTGTAAGCCCATGT